GCTACCGGAAAGAAGGCGACCCAACCGCGGCGCCGCCACCGAAGAAGCGCCAGACCGGAAAAGTACACAAACCTTCAGGGGATTGGCTATGAGCATTTCAAGCGATCTGTTAACGCTGTATGTAGAAGCAGAGATGCGAATCCTCAAGGGGCAATCCTATGAGTTCGGTGGACGCAAGTGGACAGGCGCCGACCTTGCGGATATTCGCAAAGAGCGCGAGCGCCTGGAGCGCCGTGTCTTCGCAGAGAATCAGGCGGCCAAAGGTCGTCGCACTCACTCACTGGCGACCTTCAAATGAATCTGATTGATGCATTCATCCGGCCATTCTCGCCGGCCGTTGCGTTGAAACGGGCTCAGGCTCGTCAGATGCTGGCGCTTTATGAGGCCGCACGACCAAGTCGGACGCGACGCAATCCCAAAGACAACCGGTCAGGCAATAATCTGACCGATGGCGCGACCGAAACACTGCGAGGTCAGGCTAGGCACTTGGAACAGAACCACGACTTGGCGCGGGGCATTCTGACCTGCCTGGTCAATAACGTGGTGGGCGCAAAAGGTATTGGCGTTGAGTTCCAGCCAAAAAACGCAGACGGCAGCGTCAACAAGGATCTGGCCGACGAGCTGAGTTGGTATTTCTCGGAGTGGGGCCGTAATCCTGAAACCACTGGCGAATATAGTTGGGCCAAAACTCAACGAATGATGGCCCGCGCATGGTTCCGGGATGGGGAGGTGTTGTCCAAGTCCCTGATGGGCAGCGTCCCGTTTCTTCGGCATAACACCATTGTCCCTTTCTCGCTGGAGTTACTGGAAGCCGATCATATCGCCGATATAAACGATGCCAGCAATGGAACCATCCAAGGCATTGAGCGCAACGAATGGGGCCAGCCTCGATTCATCTATATCTATGACCAGCACCCCGGCGATGCTTTGGGCTTTCGGATGAAGTACCGGCGCGTTGCTGCCGAGGACGTTGACCACCTCAAGATGGCTGATCGACTCCGGCAAAACCGGGGCGTGTCTGTCTTTGCAGCTGTTATGAGTCGCCTGAACGATCTGAAAGACTACGAAGAATCTGAGCGTGTAGCAGCACGGATCAGTGCAGCGATGGCCATGTATATTCAGAAAGGCTCGCCAGACACCTATATGGCGCCGCAGGACGGTGAAGAGGACGACCGAGAGTTTCCGGTAAGCCCCGGCATGATGTTCGACAACCTGGCCCCCGGCGAAAAAGTTGAGACAATCCAAAGCAACCGGCCCAGCCAGCTGCTGCAACCCTTCCGCGACTCCATGCTCAAGGCCATTGCCAGCGGTTCAAGCTCCGGCTACTCGACCATCAGCAAGAACTACGATGGCACCTACTCGGCGCAGCGCCAGGAACTGGTTGAGCAGTGGGTGAATTACGCGGCACTGTCTGAAGAGTTCATCAGCGGATTTGTATCGAAGGTCGTTCGCCGGTTTATCCGAATCGCGGTAATGAGTGGAACAGTGAAGGTTCCCGCAAGCGTTGACCGCGACACGCTCATGGATGTGGATTATCTGACGCCTGCCATGCCGTGGATTGATCCGGCCAAAGAAGCCAAAGGCCACGAGGCTAATCTTCGCCTGCGCATCACCAGCCCGCAGAAGATTATCCGCAGCCGCGGCGACAACCCCGACGAGGTGCTGGATCAGATTGCGCAATGGGAGAAAAAACTCGAAGAGCGAAAAATATCAATTGAACCAGAGCCCGCCAATGCGCGGGCTTTTTTACGCCCGGAGGAACAGTAATGCCAAAGAACTGGTACGACATTAAAGCCCTCGGCGGCGGGGTAGCGGAGATCCAGCTCTATGACGAGATTGGCTCCTTCGGCATCACCGCCAAAGACTTTGCCACCGACCTGAAAAACCTTGGAGAAGTGCGCGAAATCACCTTGCGCGTTAACTCCCCTGGCGGCTCAGTGTTCGATGGTAATGCCATTTACAACATGCTCAAGCAGCACCCGGCAAAAGTCACAGCCTACGTTGACGGCCTGGCCGCCTCCATGGCTTCCGTCATCGTTATGGCAGCCGACCATGTGGTTATGCCCGAAAACGCGCTGATGATGATCCACAACCCTTGGTCAATGTCCATGGGTGACGCCGAAGCGCTGCGAAAAGATGCGGATCTTCTGGACAAGGTAAAGACAACGCTCCTGCTGGCCTACGGCCGGTCAATGATGACCGATCAGGAAATCAGCCAAATGATGGACGACGAAACATGGCTGACCGGCGCTGAAGCTTTGGAGATGGGTTTCGCTGACGAGGTGGTGGAAGAAGTCGCCATGGCAGCCAGCGCGAATTTCAATCTGGTAAACAATTTTCAACGCACCCCGAAACTGATTAACCCCAAGCCGTCAGCGGTTGCTGACACCACCGAAGCCAAGCATGACGAGGAAACCACCATGCCGACTACTGTAAAAGCAACCGATACTGCGGTTGACGAGAAGCAAATCGAAGCGCGCATTGCGTCTGAATTTCAGGCAAAACAGAAAGAGCGCGTTACAGAAATCAATGCAGCCTTTGATGGCTTCGAAAAGCATATTGAACTGCGCAACCAGTGCATCTCTGATATTGGATGCAAAGTAGAAGATGCCCGCGCAAAACTGCTGGCAGAAATCGGAAAGGATCAGAAGCCTTCCGGCTCTGTGTTCGTCGGTGACGAAGGCAACCAGGCCAAGATCAACGCCATGGCCGATGTGGTCGCTATGCGCGCCGGCTTCAAGAAGTCCGCAGACGTGGGCGAAAACCAGTATCGCGGAAAGACCTTGCTGGGTATGGCTGAGGCCTGCCTAGAAGCTCGCGGCCAGTCTACTGGCGGTATGGGCAAGATGGACATTGTTGCCGCTGCGTTTACTCACAGCACAGGCGACTTCAGCAAGCTACTGGCCAACACGGCAGAAAAAGCCATGCTGATGGGCGCCGAAGAAAGCAACGAGACGTTCCAGCAGTGGACCCGCTCCGGCCAGCTGGGTGATTTCAAAATTGCGTCCCGCGTGGACCTTAACGCATTCCCGACCTTGGATAAGGTTCAGGAAGGTGCCGAATACAAATACGCGACCATGGGCGACCGGGCTGAGCAGATCCAGCTGGCCACCTACGGCAAGCTGTTCAGCATCACCCGTCAGGCCATTATCAATGATGATCTGGACGCCTTCACCCGCATCCCTAACCGCATGGGCCGCGCTGCCCTGCGCACCGTTGGCGACCTGGTGTACGCCATCCTGACCAGTAACCCCGCCATGAGCGACGGTGTCGCCCTGTTTGCTGCCGGCCACAACAACCTGCTATCAACATCAGGCATCACCACCAGCGCCGTTGACGCAATGCGTGTGGCCATGGGTACTCAGAAGGATGGCAACGCCAACCTGAACATTCGCCTGGCGCACCTGCTGGTCCCTATGGCTCTGGAAGGCCAGGCCAACGTTCTGCGCGAGTCTCAGTTCGAGATTGGCGCAACCGCGAAGAGCAACACCATCCCGAACAGTGTTCGCAACACGTTCAATGTTATCGCGGATTCTCGCCTTGATAGCTCAAGCGCTTCCGAGTGGTTCGGCGCTGCTGACGGCGGCATTCACGACACCATCGAGGTGGCTTACCTGGACGGCAATTCTATGCCAGTCCTGGAAGAGCAGGACGGATGGAAAGTGGACGGTGTTGAATTCAAAGTTCGGATGGATGCAGGCGTCAAAGCTCTGGATTATCGCACCATGGCGAAAAACGGTTAAACCAAACCCTGCGGGCCCCGGCCCGCTTTCTGATTTTCTGGAGAACTAAATCATGGCTACAAATTACATTCAGGTGGGCGAGGTCATCGACTTCGCCGCAGGGACTGATATTTCCTCTGGTGACGTGGTTGTCGCTGGCAATCTCGTTGGCGTTGCAATCACTGACATCGCCAATGGCTCTGTTGGCGCTGTTTCTATCGAAGGTGTTTGGTCGCTTCCGAAGGTTTCCGCCGCTGTCATTGGTGCGGGCGAAACGGTCAATTATGACGTTTCAGCCAGTAAATTTGATGACAACGCGGCCACCGCTGCAACCGGCGATTTGACAGGCGGTTGTGTGGCTGTTGAAGCTGCGGGCAATGGCGATACCTTCGTCATGGTCAAGCTGAACGTTGGCGCAAACGCCGTAACCTGATGAGGATGGGGGCTCCGGCCCCCTTTCAACTATGAGCCACTTCGATGATTTTCTGAACGATGCCGACCCCGGATTCTTCGATGTGCTGGGCGATCCGTGTATATACACCGACAGCCAGAGCAACAACTATTCAGCCCGGGTCATCATCGAAAGGAATGTCGAACAGTTCAGCGCGTATGAAACAACGGTCCCGGTAATTCGCAACGTGGCCAATCTACTGAAAACGGAAGTGCCTGCTCCTAAAAGAGGTCACACCATACAATCCGGCGCAGACACCTATGTCGTGGATCAACTCGACAGCGATGACGGCCACATAGTGAGGGTGCTTCTGCAATGACAACAGTTCGGATCGACACGCAGAGCCTGAGCAATGTTCGGCTTCTGCTCGCAGGGGTGCAATCTCAAGCGCCCAAGATTCTAAACCGAGCCCTTAACGCTACGGCAAAAAAGGGCCGGACTGAAGCCAGCAAGGCCATTCGTGCCGAGGTAAAGCTCTCAGCCTCTTACGTGAAAGCAAGGCTGGCGTTTAAAAAGTCAACCTTCGGAAACTTGCAGGCCAAGGTTTCAACGCCAAGCCGCGGAATCTTGCTCAGCCGATTTTCGACTCAGGCAAATGTCCGCAGCGAAAACGTCAGCTGGATCAGACCGCCGCCGGTTCCGGCTCGCGGAATAAAGGTCAAGGTCAGTCCGACAGACGGATCAAAAACTGTTTCCGGGGATACCGAAACCAAGGGGAAGCCCTTTTATCTGGTATTGCCAAATGGCCGCCTGGGCATTGCCGCCAGGCGCAGGACCGCAGGACCAAGAGGCGGAACAATCAAAGTCTTTCACGGCCCATCGCTTTCGCAGGTTTTCAACAACATCATCAGCGAGATTCGCGACCCTCTGGCCGAGTACCAGGAAGAGCAGGTTTCTAAACAAATTGACTCGGTATTGAGGGGCTTCTGATGCCAGACAGTATACGTGAGCAGATCATTGAGGCGTTCGCCACCCGCATCAGCGCAGGCCGAGCAATACAGCTTGATGGAAGCTCCGATCTACCCGCCAGAGCCCTTTGGGATTCATCCGAATCGGCAGAACGTATGAATTACGGCAAGCTCAGAATGACCACTGAGATGAATGTTGGCTTCATGGATAACGTGAACAGGTCAATCGACAACAGTAAGCAAGGCAACGCGATGCTGGCGGATCTGCTTGAAGACGCACTGAATAATGACCCGACGCTTGGCGGCCTCTGCTCTCAGATCAATTATTCAGATTCGGTCATTGATTACCCGGAGCCCGGACAAAACCAGATCGCAATACTCGCCGTGTTTCAAATCGTCTATGAGACGGACAACACAAGCCCGTTCAGTCAGTAACACCCAAGCCAAACCATTCATAACCCGCCCGCTAATGGGCATCAGCACCCGGAGAAAAGATCATGGCAAACGCTGAAAATGCAAAGATTCAATACGAAGG